TCCACCACCCCCACTCTCTCAAAGGGCGGCAAGACGACATAGCGCCCAGAGCTTCGCTTTGCGATGGCGCCCTTGCGCTCCAGGGCCTTGATGTTGCAAACCCAGGAGTTCTCGCTTGACCACCCGAAATGGCGGCAAGCATCCTTGCCCGTCGGGTTGTACTGCTCTGCCGCCCTGTGGGTGTTGATGAAGCCGAGGATCTCGGCTTGCTTGGGGGTGAGCATCAGGCAGCCTCGGATTCCAGGGCCTCAACCTCAAACCCTGGCAGGGTCGGCGTCGCAAGCTCAAGCTCGGCCGCTTTGCAGTACGCGGCGCCGTCGAAGAAATAGCCCGGGTTCAATTCCGCCGCCCGGCCACGCCGCCCCAACTTCACCGACCTGAACGGCACGGTCATCAACCCGCCGAAAGGGTCGTACACCTCTTCGCCTGGCATCGACCATTGCGCAATAGCTCGGTCTGCGATGTCGAACTGCATTGGGCACAGATGCATCTCTTTGCCCTTAGCGGACTGCGCCCCGTTGAGCGTGAGCATGCGCGTCACATCGGCCCACACCTCATCGCTCCAACTCTGAGGCTGCAGGAGCATGAAGGTGACGGGCAGCTTCCCAGCGACTTCCAACGCCTCGCCTATCTTGACGTGATGCTCAAAGTCGTAGACCTGGCGCAGCGAGTGGTCCTTGAAGACCTTGAAAATCACATCGTGCGGCAGACCGAGCATTTCTTCAGCGGTCACAAGCCGCTGGCCTGATGACCTGGTGAATCCATGCGCGTCGATCTGCCACCGTGACCGCGAGTATCCGGTGCCGGCCACCATGCGCTTCTGGCGGTCGAATGGGATCATGTTGCCATCGTCATCCAAGCTGAATGGCTTGAGCTTGACCACCGGCCTGTCTGCGTAGCTGTTGCTCAAGTCACTGGGTGGCTTGCGGAAGATCAGCAGGTATTCAGGCATGCCGACACCCATCTTGGTGGCGTCCTTGCATTGCTCAGACCACCCGAGGCGATAGGTCTGGTTGTTCTCCCGCACCACGTCTGTCACGATGGTCTTCATGCCCATGTAGGCGAAGCCGTGGCGCGTGAAGTGCTCGATGGTCTTGCAGTGGAATGGATAGACAGTCTGGAAGCCGAGGCCTGTCATGCCGCCGGGGACGATGCGGTCCTTGACGTGGATGGCGGCCAGCCGGCCAGGGTGCAGCACGCGCAGCAGCTCAGGCGTTAGATAGTCCATCTGCGCGAAAAAATGCTCGTTGCTGTCGGTATGCCCGAAGTCGGCGTAGTTCGGGCTGTACTCGTACTGCGTGGCGAACGGAATCGACGTGAGCACGAGGCCAACGCTGTCGCTTTCCATGCGCCGCGTCTCATCCACGCAATCGTTGTTTGCAATCGTGAAGTTCTCGCCGCGTACCTCGATGCGCTCTTTGACTCCCAGTGCGCGCGTGAGATTCGCTGCCATTGCGGCCTTCGACAATCCGAACTCTTTGATGATTTGGGTCATGGTTTCCGTTTGTGCGATGTGCTGTTTCCACTTCCGCTCGATGAGTCTTCGGACAGAGCGCTCCGCTGTCGTGTAGATGAAATCCACGCGCACAGGCCTGGTCTGAAGGAATCGCTGCAGCCGGTGAATGGCTTGAATCAGGTCGGCGAACTTGAAGCCAACCCCCATGAAGATCGCCCACGCGCAATGCCTCTGCAGGTTGCAGCCAGAGCCGAGCAAAACCGGCTTGCTTGCCAGTTCAGGGATCTGCCCGTCGCTGAAGGCGCTTACCGCGACCTCTCTGGCGTCGAGGTCTTGCGACCCGTAGACGGTCACCAGCCCCGGGATGGCACGCTCAAGCGCACGGCGCTCATCCTCAAGGTCGTGCCACAGAACGCGGTGCTCATCAGGGGCTTCTGCGCGAAGCTCCATCAGCTTGTCCAGCCGAGCGGAAAGACTCTCCCGCTTTTCGCGCGCCGCCTCTACTACGCCAATTGCCTCCGCCTTGAACATGCGGGCTTGTCCATAGGCCTCATGCCCAGCGCTTGCGGCCTCGTCATCAACCTCGTGCCAGCGCACGTCGATGGGCGGCAATTCGTAGCCATCATCGGAGTAGCCCAAGTCAGACGGGCGTTGCACAAACAGCGCCCACGATGCCATCCAAAGCCAGAACTCGCGCTCCTTGTGCGGGTGAATGGTCAGCTGGTCGGCCTTCGTGGAGTCCCGCTTGAAGAATCTTGTCTTCGCCTGGCCAACATCCATCACACCGAGAAATGCGCAGTAGGCCAGCAGCTCCACATACTCGTTAGGGCTCGGCGTGGCCGTGGCCACGAAGCGATATCGCACGCCGTCGCTACGAAGCCGCTCGTGCATGCTGCGCCGGTCATCGCCAGCGAACAGCGCCATGAACTCGCGGAATGTCTTGGTGCCCCCAAAGCCGCGCAGGCATGCCGCCTCGTCCAGGCTGGCCACGCTGAACTTTCTCGGGTCGAGCTTTCCGTCTCGCACCGTCTCGTAGTTGGTGAGATAGATTCCTTCCGGGTCGTCGCACTCTTCGAGTGCTCGGATGAACTTGACCTTGAGGCCCAGCATTGCGGCATCTCGGATGAATTCGAGGCGAACCCCAAGCGGGATCACGATCAACCCCATACCACCAGCGCGAGCGCGGGTGATGCGAACCACTTCCAGCTGAATCACGGTCTTGCCCAAACCGAACGCGCAGAAGATGGCGCGGCGGCCACCAGCCACGGCCCAAGCAACAATCGCGGCCTGGTGAGGCTTCAGCTTTGGGTTCACCTCGTGTGGGCCAATCTCGAAACCGAAGGACTCAGCCATCTGCACCTTGTCGCGCAGAAAGTCGTCGTAGGGCCTCATGCCGCCCTCGCCTTCTCCGCCCGAGCAGCAGTACACCCAGCGCAGCACCAGACCTTGGCGCCGCGGTGGCGAACAATGCTGCCGCCGTGGCGGTTGCTGACGTGGTGGCCACCTGGCATGCAGTGGCGCGTGAAGGCCACAGGGACCGCGTATTGCAGGCCCTGCGCGCCGCGGCGGGTGCTTTGGTCGTGCGAGATGCTCACCGCACGACCTCCGGGTGCGCCACCGCGAATTCGCCGGCCGCGTCCATGTCCGCAAAGCCCCTACGCATCAGGTCGCGCTCTGCGGCCTTGAAGGCGATCAAGCCGGCCTCGTCGTCAAGCTCCACCGCCACAGGCGCGGCAATGCGCGGCACCTCGGGGCGGTATTCGATGGGCGCAAGCGTGGCGCCGCAGGCGGTGTTTCTCACAATGCAATCTCCCAAATGCGCACGAAGTGGCCCCTGGTTTTCGGGGCAATCGCGCGGGTGAATCGATCAGTTGGCCTCAGCAGGCCGGCGCGCACAGCCAGACCTGGGGCGCTACCCCAGGCCTTGCTCGTGTTTGGATGTGTCTTGCACTCCGCGCGGAATCGCTCGATGGTGATTTCGCGCATGCCGCGCGCTTTCTCGGTCAGCAGCCACGCGCGAAACTCGCCGATGAACTCGTCTTGCCATGGGCCGCTGAAGTCAAGTGCCGCCTGCATCCCCTGCGCTTTGAGGGCCTGGCCAAGTTGGGCGTTCATGGCAGTCATGCGACAGCCTTCAGGGCAGCGTGCGGCATGAGCTTCTCGATGCGCGTGGATACCGCAATCTGACGCTCGCGCAGCTCGTTGGATGTCTTCAGCAACTCGACCAACTCGTCTCGCGGGTCAGTCGGCACCGGGTCGGAGTAGCCGACATCCGCGGCGAAGAACTCCATGACCCCATGAAACCCTTTCTCGTGGCCCATGCGCATCAACAAGGTCAGCTGCTCCGGGCTCAGGCGCTCCGGCTTGTCTTCGTTGAGGCATGCGAGGAGGTGGCGCTGCGCAGCGTCAACCGTCTTCTCGGGCCACAGCTTGTGCCCCACTTGCTTGGAGCCGCCGCAGGCCTTCACGCAGGCAATCAGAGCCTCGTTGACCGACTCGAAGTTCGATGGCATCACGCGCGCTCCTAAAGATTGGGAACCGTTGGGAATGACGGCGAACGGGCAAAAAAAGACAGTCGCCCCATGCCAAAACGCGAAACACACGACACCTGGGCCCGCGCCGCCGTGCGCTGGTGGCTGACCCGACTGCTGCGCCAGCTCGCGGCCGAACATGAGCGAGCAGCTGCAGAGCTGCGGGAGGCGGCGCGATGAGGGCCGCTTTGGGTGGGCCCCCGACCATGGCAAGCTGTGGTCACCACAACTACGCCGGCCACGGCCGGGTTCCCCATGAAAGACGATGTGCTCATTGCTCGCCTGACGCAGATGGAGGCGCACATTCAGGCGCTGGAGGTTTTTGTGCTGCAGGGCTTTGCTCACCTTCTCCCGGCGCCAGATGTGCTGATGGCGCATCTGCCGGAAGATCTGAAGGTTCACCACCTGAACAGCGAGGCGTCAGAGGCTCACTTGGAGCACGCTGGCCATACGATGACTCGTATCGTTTCAGCACTTCTACAGTTGCGCCTGCAAATGGACGCAATGGAGTCGGAGCGCTTGAAGTCCTGTCTGAAGGGGCGCCAATAGACCAGGACTCAATTGCGCGCCTCAGCTGCCGGCGAGCCTTGTACGCTGGGACCGTCTTGGCGCGCATCTCAGGCCCTTGCCTCTCCGACCAGTTCGGATCCATCGGTCGCCGGGTGGGGTATTCCGTTCTCGATGCGGTACAGAGCCGCCTGCACGCGGTCTGCGATGCGGGGCGGCAATTCATCGGGCCATTTGTCAACGGCCTGGTAGGAGATACCGACGGCACTCGCGGCGGCTTGAATGGTGCCGCCCAGTAGTTCAATGGCTTCTGACTTGTGCATGCGAACATTGAACCATAGTTCACCGACGGGCGCAACTATGGTTCATGGCGGCCGCGTATGTTCCGATCCCATGGATTCCTACGCAAAGCGTCTCGCACTCGCCATGGGCGGAGGGAAGCCCGCAACTACGAAAATTAAGGCCCTCGCCGCTGACCTGGACATTAGCTACCAGGCCGTCGTGAAAGTCCTTGATGGCAAGACCGATTACCTCAAGGTGCCGAACCACTACAAGGCCGCGGCCATCTTGAGAGTCAATCCCGAGTGGCTTGCCTTGGGCGATGGCGACATGAGGACGCCGAAGTCAGGCTATGACGACGCGCTACCAATGCAGCACCCAGCCGTCGAAGAAGTTGTGGACGCTCTCGCGCAGATCAAGAACGAAAACGATCGTCGAATTGCATGCTCCGTGCTTATGAAGGTGCTTGATGAGGAGCTGTGGCGCGCCCCCATCGGCGATATGCGTCCGCCCGCCACTGCGCCCAAATTAGCGCCGAAGATGGCTCAAGGAACACCTCCACCCGCAGCCCCAGATACGCCGACTGCAGGGCCAGCCACTGCGCCTCTCGGTAGCGGTCGGGCGAAACCACCAAAGCAACGGGCCGTCCGCTCATAGCCGATGATTCGGCTCGTTGAAACTCGCCTAGCATTTGCTCTGCAGTGACGAAGAAAACGCACTTATCCAGGCGAGCGACCATGGCGTGCCACTCAGTGGCGGCGAGGAATTGCCGAGCTGACTCGCGCGCGCGTCGCGCAGCGTCCAAAGAAATCACACCCTTGAATGTGATGAGGGCGCAACAATCGCGCACCCCAAGTTCCACGGCGCCGTTTTCCAGCGTGCAGAGGCCTCCACCCCTATCGAAATGCTGATTCATCATGGCGCAGCAGTCTGGCGCACCAAAAACCGTTTGCACACTGTCAT